TTACACACTATATAAATCAAAACACATATCCTTAACAAAAACCATTATCATCAGTAAGAATTATCTGTGGATAACTATGTGGATAACTATGTGGATAAGTGTGTTTTCTGTGTATAAATCCAGGGTATCAAAAGGAAATCCCTATCCCAAATAGGTGTTTTGGAGTGTTAGCCCTTATCCCCCATATGCCTTTATCTCTGATAAGTGAGACGCTGTATTTCTTCTTATAGGAGATTAACTTATAATGAGCAAAGTGTATTTTCATTAGGTGTATTCTTTCTACTAGGGATTACGAAGGTTGTTTTGTATGCCCCGAATTTTTATTCAGCGTTGCCAATATCTCTAAATCGCTTTGGTGGATGTTGTTCTTGAATGGCTTGCCTACGAAGCACAGACTTACTCTGTACTCCACCTGGATTCCATAGTTCTTCATGTTCATTATAGAATCTAGCCATTACGAACATCAAGTCTGATAGCCTATTTAGGTATCTTGCTACTAGAGGATTTACTTCTCTACTGATTGCCCATACCCTGCGTTCTGCTCTTCGAACAATTGTTCTAGCAACATGAAGCAGTGCTGATGTTTGTGTACCACCAGGCATTACGAAGGAGCGTAGCGGTTCCAGAACCATGTTATAGGTATCAATCTCAAACTCAAGGCTCTTGACCATCTCTGCAGTTACTCGCAGTTTGCCATCACCTTCGGTGTATGGTGTGCATAAGTCTGCACCTACATCAAACAAGTCGTTCTGTAATCTATTAAGAATAGTCTTCCCATTGTCCCCATACTTGCCGAAAGCAAGTACCATACCAATAGCAGCGTTTGCTTCATCTACTGTAGAGTATGCTTCAATTAGTGGGTCAGTCTTAGATACCCTGGAATTATCCCCAAGGGCTGTTGTTCCATCATCACCAGTCTTGGTATAAATTTTACTTAGAATTACCATAATGCTCCTTTAGCAGAAGAATTGCACCGTATAGATTTACACCACTCTTTTGCTTTAGCAAATCTTCCAAAAATTCTACAGTGCTATTTCTTTCCTGTACTCTTACTACTTCTTCTAGATTTTTCATTAATCTATTAACGTCCATTATTCCATCCAATCGGTTCTAAATCTGGTTCATGTTTTTTAATTGCTTCTATAATTTCTTTGCGAGTATATGGTTCTTCCTTAAGCCAATCAATATCATGGATTAGTTTATTAACCTTATCCATAATCTGCTTCTGGTTCTCTTCCATACCTGCTTCAAATCCGTGGTCCCATCCAAGGTCGTAACCTTGCTGGACTAGGCGTAATCGCCATTTAAATATGTTTAATAGTTTATTTAAACTCATATTCTTTTATCTCCTTAACGCAGTCTGCTAGAATATCAAACCAATCTATAGCCTTTGGCTCTTTACGATTGGCAGACACCCCACGACCACAATGTTTGTACCAGGTTATAATCAAACCCGATTCGTAATGTTCAAAATTTGGTGGACATCCCTCTTCATGTTCTTTAATCTCACCATCACACCAGCAGTAGTAGCGATAAGCGAACTTAGTACCCTCGTAGTTTTGTTCATTATTCCACTCCTGGATTTTAGACTCTTCTAGAATCTGCTTTAGGATTACGAGACCTTCAGTAGCCCAGTATGCTTCTTCGGCATAGAACTGATTGTTAGATAGTAAAATCTGCCCTAGTTCAGGCATGTAGTTTGGCTCTTCTACGAACATTATGCAGCCTCCTCGTGTGCAACCCAATAGTACTTACAAGGTTCTTTGCGGTTAGGGCAACAAGGGTTGCTTTTCGCTAACGCACTAAAGAAGTCAAAGTAGTATATTGGGTCTTTCTTGTATAGGTTTGCTTTGTGTGTAGTGGTAAGACGCTTCATTACGATGTCGTCTTCATACCACGCTGGTACATCGCTACCCCAATACATACCTTCGGTCTCACAAAGAGCCATAATATTGGCTACGTTCTTGTCAGTCTTAATTCCACGCTTGTCTGCTTCTGCAACCATTGTCATGGTGTAGTTAAGTAGCAAGTGTTCATAGCCACGCCACATCTTCACGGCTGGATGGTTACGCCATCCTGCTCGTGGGTCTGGGTTGGATAGTACTTTTAGGATTTGGTAGCACTCTAGAATTTGCTTATTAAGTCGCTTGCTGTCTAGTGCTTGTGCAGACTTGTCGAAGTCTTTGTAAGGTAAAAAGGTTTGCATACGTTCTCTCTCGTTTAATGGACCTTAGTATATTATACAGGATACTCGCTTGCTTGTCAAGCGTTGTACTCTATACCGCCGAACTTTTCGCCCGAACTTTCAATGAATTCTAGAATAGTTTGATATTGTATGAAACCTAGCCCTGTACGCTTTGCTTCTGCTGTCAAGAAGTCAACGAAACGCTCACGCTCATTAACAATACCAATAAGGTATGAGGTAAGGTCAGTGACCCCCTGTGCATCTAAATCTTTTAATTTTCCCATGTCTCAATTATAAGGCATACTAAAACCTATGTCAAGTGCTATAATAGAAATATGTCAGATAAATTTCGTTACCTAATCTTTCCAGACCGCACCTACACCATTGAGGTTGAGGGTGAGAAGGTGGAGATTGAGGGACAAGACATTGTTAATATTATTCCAGAACTGCTTCGTAAGAAATACCTTCAGGCTTGTTTTGGATATGAAATATTCCCATTTGACAAAACACAGGAAAGTTTGGTAGAATAATATGGCTGCTAAAAAAGCATCGGTTCGCAACAGCAACCGTCAAAATGGTAAGGCTTCTAAGAAGTCACCTAAAGTTTTTGACCCTGCAAAGCGTAGACTAGTAAAGGCTAATTAAATGGATAGAAAGACTCGTAGAACTAACGAGCGTATCATGAGTACAATTAAAAAGAAGGCTGTTAAGGATACTGAAGATTGGATTCTCAGTTTGTCTTCCCCACCAACCAGGGCAGAATTGTTGGCTTTCCAGGCTGGCTATATTGCTGGCATGAATCGTGGAAATTCTCGTGCGTGAATTTAAAAATCCTTATTACGATGGTCCAGATTGTCCCTGTTGCCATCATATTAAGGTAGCCGAAAGAAAAGAGATTATTCAAATGCTTAAAGAGCAAGACTCTGTTTGTGCAGACTGGGTAATCGCACTACTTGAAAAGGATATAGAAGAATGAATATTGCAGAAATTATTTTTATATTGATTGGGCTACCCATTATCATTTTGCTCGCTTGGCTAGGAGATTCTAAAAGGGATGTTCTGAATTGGTCAGATGATGATGATGAAGAATTCTGATTTTGATATTGACCTCAAGTTTGGCAAACAAGGCGAAGATACAGTTGCAAATTTACTAAGCATTGAAACTGTAGAGGTAAAGAGAGATGCTCGCTGGAAAGAAACTGGCAATCTATATATTGAAACAGAATGCTGGTACAATAACTCTCAGTCCTGGGAACAATCTGGTCTAAGTGTATCTAAGTCTAGTCATTATGCTTTTGTTCTTGAAGGAATGGTTGTCATTATACCTACCCCAGACCTAAAGGCAGTAGTAGAAAAGAATGGCAGACCAATTGAATGCAAGATTGAGCCAAACCCATCTAAAGGATTCTTAATTAAACTTTCGCACATTGTGGAGCATCAACTTGCATAAGTGTGGCTGGTGTATGACTGGTCACCACGAGTCGTGTAAACCGTCAATTAGTTATTATGAGAAAACATGGGAGTGTGGCTGTCCTTGTCGTACTCAGGCTCAGACGCAGGATACTGCTCCTGACACTCAACACAGTAGTGAGTAGGCTTAAAGTCAAAAGGCTTGGGATTACCGCCCAAAACAATTTCGTCTCTCTTAGCCTTTTCAATCATTTCCATTGTGGGGAATCCGTAAACCACATTAACCATAGGATTATTACATAGGGGACAATTCATACTACTATTATACACTACATCCTTTACATTGTCCAGGGTCTCTGCTATAATTGATACATGATTATTTGTGATATTGATGACACCATTTTACGAGCAGGGCAATACCCTATCAGGAAAACTATTGATTACGTTAACTCTCTTAAGACTAGAGTAATTATCGTAACTGGCAGAGAACGCAAAGACCGTGCGGAGACCGAAGCCATTCTAAAGAAGATTGGTATTAAATATAACTCTCTTCTTATGAACCCTTATTCTTATAGAGATTCTAATAAGTGGAAGCGTGAGGCTGCACATAAATTGCATGACGCTACCCTGGCTATTGATGACAATGCTGGTGCTAGAAAGGCTTATGAAGCCGAAGGCATTAAGGCTATCCATCCTGATGATGTTCCAGATATGGATAAGTTCTGGTCTGTATTCGAATCTAATAGCGGATACTAAACAGTAGTATAATTAAAGTATGGAGAACATTCAAGATATTGAAGGACGAGTGGACGAACTGTACCACAAGATTGATGATATCCACGCTGAGTTATATTCGCTTGGCGGAGAGGAAGAACGCTTCGAATTCTTTGAAAGACTTAGAGAACTTATTTCGGAAAAAGAACAAGAAGGTGACGAGGTTGCTGCTGCTGTTCTTGGATGGGCTTACGAAAGACTAGGCGAAGTCTAGTATTCCATCTTTTCTTGTTTAACTAAGGATAGCATTCGCTCTGGCGTTGTTGCAGAATAATATAGCCAATAAAGTTCAAAGTTAATAGTCTGATGTTGAAAAAATCCAGGGTCATTTACCTGTGTCTGATGTCCTAGACAATAGATAGTTCCATCATGCTTAACTAACTTACTACCCTTAATGACTGTGTGTGCTAATTCAAAGGCGTTATCTTCTCCGCCCCATTGTACAAACTTTTCATCCATACCGCCAATGTCCCACCAAGATTGTGGAGTACATACCCAGATGCCACCATTGGCTTCTGTGAATAGCGTATGCTTTAGAACATCCTTATTCATCCCAGCATAAATCAATTCACTCATATTCATATCAAAGTATTTGCAAAGTCTGTATGGGTTATGTACCATGCCATCTGTTTGGCACTGCTCAATGGCTTCTAGCAGCGGTGGCAACTGTGGTAGGGTGTCTGCATCATTTAAAATTACAACGTCACAGCCAGCCTCCTGTGCCTTCCTGATGCCTAAATTACGACTACCTGAAGCAGACCAGAACTCACCTGGCTTATCTGCATAAATAATTTCAACGTCTGGTAGGTTAGTTTGATACCACTCAAGCAATGCCTGTAGCGGTCTTACTCTGCTTGGAGTTTCTCTCCATGGAATTACTAGTCCTATTTTCATATTTCTATTATACCCTGTCCCCTTGGCAAGAATCGAACTTGCGACTAAGAGATTAGAAGGCTCCTACTCTATCCACTGAGTTACAAGGGGTATACATCATTTTAGTTTGGCAATATCATTATCTAAATTATTATCAATATAGTTGTGGTAGGCTTCTCTATCTTCTAAGAATGCCTGGCTGGAACTTGTCTCCTTATATGTTTTATCTTCCACAGCCTTACCGATTGTAAAGTGCAAGTGTTCTAAAATGATTTCTGGAAAATATTTTAAACTTGATAGACCTTCGCCTAACTTTTTCCAGAAGTTGTCTATGTACAAATGCTTGAATGCTGGGGGAGACATGAAGCCCAGAATCCTAATAATATTAGAATCCATCAGAACTGCGGTAGGTAGGTTTTCACCCTGATACAAGTCATTTCCATATGCAATAACATTAGGGATAGATGATATTTCATCTAGCATCTTGGCATCCCAACCATTAGTCCTAATCCTAACATCATCGCCCATGAATGCAATGTAATTATAATCATTAGCATACTTGACTGCAGTAGTGTTTAGTTTACCACTCATTGTTGGGCTATCTACGGTCTCATACCTTACTCCAGGAATTCTGGGATACTCTACGTCACCCTTACTCAAAACAAATATTAAGTCTGTTACTGTTGAATTAGTTTTAAATGACTCATAGAACTCCAAGTGTTTGTCTGGTCTTCCTTTAGTTGGCACAATCAATAACAGTTTAGACATTGTTAATTCTTTTCTTTAGGTCAGTGGTGCTGATGCCTTTTGTATATGGGATATAAGCCAGACCAATGCCTCGCTCGTCAAGCCAGTCTTGGTCAAATCCCATCTGTGCATAATAGTCACGCCTAGCCCAGTCAGAACCAACTACAATTATATCTGGCTGTACAGCCTCAATTGCAATAGTCGAATCAGTTCCACCAGTATTAGGAACTACAGCATCAACATAGCGACAAGACAAAAGTACAGCCTCACGCTCCGAATAACTTACAACAGGAGCCTTGCCCTTATACTTAATAATAAATTCATCTGTATTTAAAGCAACAGTGACAGAACCTATTTCTGAACAACGTTTTAATAATGCTACATGCCCAGAATGGAACAGGTCAAATGTTCCACCTGTGTAAACCTTTAGTCCCACACTTCTCCAATTGCCTTAAATGTTTCTGGGAATGCATCGTGAGCCAAATCTCTAACAGCCTTGGCATACTCCTGAATTTCAACTTGTGCATCATGCTCTAGTCGCTGGTCAAGGAAGGTCATAACTGACTGAAGAGATGCTGTCCAACGCCAGCGAACATACATACCATAAGCAGGTAGGAATAGACGTGCTAGTTCTGGTGCAATACCATCTTCCATAGCATCGTGATATGCCTGTGTGCCTTCTGCAATAATCTTAATTAACTTGTTAGTGTATGCCATGCCTAGTGATTCTGCCACTGGCTCTCCGCTACCTTGCTTAGAGTTCTCAGGCTTGCTACGCCAGGCATCTGACTCTGGAACATAGAAGGCTTCATCTTCTGTAATGTAACGACGTGAACTTTCATTCCATCCATTTTGGTCATCAATGTGTGTTGATGCTACAGCATACTTCCACCATTGGCGAGCAACAAATAGTGGGGCATAGACCTCAAATGTTAACGCAGCATGACGGAATGGTGATGTGTGTCCTTCTCGCAATAGAAATTTAATTAGTTTGGCATCACGCTCTTCAAACAAATGTGTTTCTTTGTCATATGATACACGAGCAGCATTTACGATTGAAAGGTCGTCACCCATAGTGTCAACAAGGCGGACGTACCCTTCATCAAGTAGACTAATCTTATTCATCATCACTCTCCAGAATTGCCAAAACGCTAACGCTAAACATTGACATGTACTCTTCTCCATCGTGCTTAAATTTCATTACGCCACCTGGATTATACATAACCTTGTCACCAACCTTAACGTCCATTGGCACACGAACACCGCTACGCAATTGTCTGCCCTCTCCAACCAAAACAACTGTTCCAATGTTCTTGGAGTCTTCGTCATTATCGTTTGCAATAATTAGCAGACCACTTGCAGACTTTTCAGGCTCGTTGCTTTTCTTTTCTTTTTTAATAATGATAATGTCTTCAGGTGCTTTCAGCATTACTTGTCCCACTTTCCGTCAATAACCAGTAGTGCAATTAGTGCATAGTTAGCCATGTCGATAAATGAATCACGAAGGCTCTCGTTCTCAGGCTCCACGCCAGACTCGTATAGGTTATTAATTCTAGCCAACTTGTCATGCATACGCACACGCAAACCATTGACTGGTCCGCCTGGACTTAGTGAAATGTTTTTGGGTCCATAGTCCTTGTGCTTGCTTAGAAGCAGTTGCTCTGCTTCTGCGTAGACCTTTGCTACTGATTGTGTAAATTCTTTACTTAGTTCCATTTTAGTATTCCTCGTGTTCTACTCCGTGCTTGCTGTCCACATATTTGTGAATCTTGCGAAGCGTTCTAGCCTTTGTGAATCCATATACGACAAGTGCGAATACAGCATTCCAAAAGAATTCTGCGATAATGTGGTCTAGTCCAAAGACAACGTCAAATAGGTTACCATCCATTATAGGCTCCAAACTGTTTTTACGAATAAGATGATTGTGTTTAGCATGAGTAGTGCTACTACCCATTTTGATAGATACATTATTTAGTTAGCCATTCTACTAGTTGTGGATTTTCTTTAAGTATCGCCGTAAGGCTGCCCTCATATAATGCGATAAAATAATGCTCCCAATCCTCAAATGAATCCTTCTTACGAGGCTTTGGCATAGCATCATTATTAAATCTAATGGCATGAAGAATCTCATGCATTAGTGTCACTTGCTTTTTGCTTTGTGAAATATCTTTATCAAGAACAATAAGATTACCCATGTCTAGGGTATACGCATAACTTCCGTCATTGAGCATACCGTCTTCCTGACGTGAGCGTTCTACTACCTTATAATCTTGCGAGTTAATTTTTAGTATCATATGTATATTTTACAGTAGTCGTGGGCTTATGTCAAGCACTATTTTTGGAAAGGTGTTCCATCCCAGAACTTCTTTTCACGCTCTACTATGGCTCTAGACCATGAGAATCCAGCGTCTCCGCCCCATGCAAGCCACATGATATATCCATTGGATGGATTAGCCTGGTTTCCCCAGTCTTTGCCCTTCTTGTCCACCTCGTGACGTGAGAAGAATGAGTACATACGCTTAACAGTATCAAGACTAAGAGACTCGCCAGAAGCCAGTTGGTGAGCACGAGTCCATCCTACTGGAGTACCAGCACCATTAGCCTTGCCATCTTCCTTAAACTTAATAGCCTTACGAGCAGCAGCAGCCATACCTGCGGTTGGTTTATAGGTCTCAGCCAATCTTATTCACCTTTCTTGGGTCAAACATACCAATCCAGAGAGACTTCTCTGTGGCATCCTCAACTTCTTCTTGGGCTGGGGTCTCCGAAAGTTCTTCTTCAGGGATGACCCACAACTTACAAATACCGTCTGGGTCAATATCTCCCTCTACGATAATACACTGGCTTGCTTCTTCATTAAAGAAAATGCAGTCTTCACATCTAATATTGGCAGACTTAAATACGTTCTTAGAACCATCAACATAATGAGCACCGTCTGCACCAGTGCCTTGATTAAACTGACCAAACTTAAGAGCAATCTCGGCTAGGTCTTCTGCCATCTCTTGCTGTCTTTCAGATAGCATTTCCCATTCGGACATTTCATCTTCTGTTGCTACTTTAATTAGTTCATCATTCATTATGATACCCCCATACTTCCGCCAGGTCCACCAGATGAAAATGCACCAGAAGCATCATTTCCATCGCCACCACCAACACGCTTACGTTTTGGTTTACGGATTACTCCCTTGCTTCTGCGAGCAGCAGTAAGACTTGTAGGGTATTTAATACCTACTCCTGGATAGGTTGGATTTAAACTTGATGAAGGATTGACATTGTTATCAGCCTTGTTAGCGTCTGGCTCATTGATGTGAAGGGCAGCGAGTTGCTTTCCAGCGTCTCCTGCTGTTGGGTGACAGCCCATTACTTCTCCAGTTGCAGTTTTAACTACAGGATATCCTGAACAACCGTGAGTTCCCTTTTCTCCAATTGAGTATGGCATTAGTCTTCAACCTCAATACTAGCACGAATCTGCCAAAGGAATTTCTGTGAAATAGTTTGACGGTCTGCAAGGAAGTTGGCAAGACCATATTGCTTATTAAGATTAGCAGTATCACTAGCAATGACTAGGTCTTCAACATGCTTTGTAAGTGCCAGGAGCAGGTCCTGAAGCATTGGCTGTGCATCTCCTACAATTACAGGCTCTGGAACATCTGACATGTCAAAGAAGTCTGTTAGTCTATATGGTGCATAAACTTGGAAGGCACGAAGCCATTCTGCAAAAGTATCTGTAGCACCATCAAAGTTCTCATAAATTTCTCCAAAGAACTCGTGGTATGGCTTAAAGTCGTCACCTTCGACGTTCCAGTGATAGCCATGTGCTTTAAATTTGAGGGCAACGTTATCCGCTAGTAGGGTTCTTAGTTGCGATAGTAATTGTTCCATCTGATTATTATACCATATCTATTAGTGTTGGGCAGTTTTAAATCATGCCCAGGATTATTAGACTACTTCTTTGGAGTTGTCTTTGGTGTGGTCTTCTTAGGACCAGGCTGTGCCTTACGCTTTGTGTTGTTAAGGTCAGCATAAGCCTTTACCAGATTCTGGATGGCTTTCTCATTCTTCTCAATGTATTCCTTTGGAATGATTGCTTCGCCATCTGGAAGACGAGCAAGGATAACATCCTTCACCTCTTCAGATACACGACCAAATGCAGGGTCCTTTGGATTGAGGTAGCGTAATGCCACTGGTAGCAGACCTGCTGCTAGTGCTGATAGCAACTGAACTGGGTCAGTCACACCTGCTAGATATAGTGCAATTGCTGCAGACAATACGCTTCTTGCGTATGATGCTAGTAGTGCCTTAATCTTTGCGTTCATTTATTTCTCCTTGTTAATGCCTAGTTATTAGGCGTTTCGGTTTCCTTTGGCAATACTTCTTTTAATTTTACGTATGCCTCGGAAATTTTTTCTAGTGTTTCTGTATGAGCATTTTCACCATTTACCATTCCGTATGTGGTAGCCCATTCAAGTTGCGGTCTCACAGCCTTGTCAAATTCAGACAGTGCTGATTGAACCTCTTCGATATACTGAAAAGCCCAGTCACGAGAATCAGAAACAAACTTTAGAAATCCATC